AGGCATTGCCGCCGTATTGCTGGTTGCTAAATTAGCATTGAGATTGGATGTTACCGTAACATTCGATAACGTGGCGTTGCCACTGGTAATTGTCGTATTTGATAGTGTCAAGTTTCCGACACTGGTTGTTGTGCCGCCCAAGGTCAACGTCGTGCTACCAAGCGTCGTAGAACTATTTGCTAGGTAGTTATTGGGGAAAGTTGCAACAACACTGGTAATGTTGGCGTTGGCGTAAGTGCCACCATCCAGCGTGACACTGCTGACATTGCCACCTGTAATTGCCACATTGTTGGCATCTTGCGTGGACATTGTGCCAAGACCAGACACCGCAGAGTTGGAAATGGCAATCGCTACATTAGCTGCGCTGGTAATCCTGCCTTGAGCGTCAACCGTAACTTGAGATACTTGGCTGGCAGTGCCGTAAGTGCCGGGAGCCACTGCCGTATTAGCTAGAGTAATCGTGACATTGCCGATCAACTGCCCACCACCGGAGATGCCTGTACCTGCCAACACAAACGCTGTATTAGGGGTTGCACCCACATCAGGGGCGCTTAGGACTACTAAGCCTGTCTGTCCGTTGACCGACAGTACCGCATCAGTGTTGTCTATCTTTTGCCAGACAGCACCATTAAATGCCGCAATGTCATTGACCTGCCAGTCCGTAATGCCGTTCAGGTTAGTCGAACCTGCTTGGCTGACAACGTAGTAATCACCCTTGTCACCGACGCTGGAGGTCAACGTAGGATCGTTGGTCGCAGCGTTCCAAGTACCCTTGTAAACAAGCGCACCGATAACATTGATGTAATTACTGACGGTCTTTAGCATGGTTTAACTCCCATGATGGTTATGAGCCATCGCCGGGTGTTATATAAATGACAGCATTACTAGAGGCTGTTGATGCCGTAAAGTAAGCATTAGGCAGAAAGGTAATAATCTCATCCGTGCCTGCCAGCAAAGGCATTGCCTGACCGGAAGAAGTTACCACCACAGCAGCAGCGTTAGCCGCAGCCGCAGTCGTGCCAACACCTAAGAAAGCTGTCACAGCACCAGCATTCAGGATGCGGTACTGATTGCCACCAAGGGTTGTGGATACGGCCTGAACTGGCGTAGGTGCAGTTGTTCCAGCCGTAAACGTCACGGTATTACCGGACGGGGTAAAAGGTGCGTTGACAGCCATTATGCGCTCCAAGGAAGCGGTGGCGTTACCACCGGAGGATTGATCTGATTTTGAATCTGTCGCTCAACATTGGCTTCAGTTTCATCCTTGTCCACACCATTCGCCCACACCCAAGTCAACACTTCTTCTTGGGTTAGGTCTTCATAAGGCGTAAAGCCGCCACCGCCATAGGCAACACCGCAAGTGCCATAGACATTAGTGGAGTAATCACCATTGACACCCGTACACGACCAATGAACGGTAATGACAACATCCGCATTGCCTTGAGATAGCGGTAAGCAGTCCATTGCGGTTACAGTCCAGTTGTAAGTTGTTGCCATTTTTATGCTCCTTTAAGTGCGGCTACTTCTGCTTTAGTTGCGTCAAGTTCTGCTTTGAGTTCTTGTAAAGCTGCGGTTAGGGTTGCAACCAAAACAGATGTGTCAATGCTTTGATAAACTGGTTCCCCATCAGCATCGACCTCATCTTTTTCGCCGCGCACAGCTTGTGGAACAACCATCTGCAACTCATGGGCTAGAAAGCCCTCATCATTTGTGCCCGTAGATTTCCAAGTAAATGTGACAGGCTTGAGCGCAGCAACTTTACTCAGCGCATTCGCCATTGGCTGCACGTTCTCTTTAAGTCGATAGTCAGATGCCGAGTTATAAGTAGTGTTGGAGCCGTTGGTAGCAATATCTCCAACCCGACTGGTGTTGTAATAAATTTCAGTAATAATTCCAGAACTAGTGGTGCGCCCCATGCGGAAAGACCAATCGCCGCTTTTGCTGGCCTGAATCTGATTACTTGCGAGAAGCCGAGCCCCCACAGCATCTGCGGCTGCACTCGTAGTCCCCACCAGCAGATTACCGCTGGAGTCGATACGGGCGCGTTCGGCTGCGTCTGCCCACAGTGTTAGAGGCGTACCGCCGATTGCTTCAAGCTGTGTTCGTGTTGCGCTTGCAAAAAACAAAGCGGCTCGGGTAGTCCCGTTATACAAATACAAGCGAGCATCAGAGGTGTCGCTGATCCCCATCTCACCACCAACAACAGCAAATTTACTTGAACCATATGAAGTTGGCGAAGTCGTACCAATCCCCACGTTGCCGCTGGTATCCACCCGCATCCTCTCGCTGCCTCCGGTGTAGAAGGTCATGGGGAGGTAGGAGCCAGTACCACGCTTGCCACTATCTAACTTAGTAACGGTACTATCAATATAGTATTGAAATGTACTAGCGTTTGTTACATCGTTAGCGTTTGATAGAGTCCACAAAACAGTGTTGGAGGTACCGTTTGGTGCCGCCTCTAAACCTGTAAAGCCGTTTGTTGTGCTTGTCTGAAAAACAACACGACTGGATTGTGTAGCATTGCTAAAGTCGCCAGTGATGCGATTGCCTGTGCCGGTGAAGGCTAGGTTGCCGGAGTTACTTGCGCCAGCAGACGTGACAGAACCAGTCGTGGCAAAGTTCGTACCATCAAATGTAAGACTTGCACCTGTGGTTGAAACCTTGCTACCGTTTAAGTAAACAATCCCATTAGCCGTGCCATACGACAGCGTTTGACTGGTTGTAACAACCTCAGTTGCAATGTTGGCAGTCGTTACATTTGCTGTAGTAATCGTTGCATTGGTTACATTGGCAGTCGTAACAGTTACATTGGTTAGTGTCACATTGCCACTGGTGACAGTGACATTTGCCAACGTCATGTTGTTTAACGTGCTAACCGTGTTGCCTAGCTGTATTGCCGTATTGCCAAGCGTAATCGTGGTTGCAAAGTTAGCATCTAGTTGCGATAACGGTATCGTTGCCGTTGCATTTGCAAATGTATTAGGTACTGGCATTTAGAACCTCGCTCTCAATTCATGCTCAAACTCGAAGCCGTTAATCGTAAATGGCGTCACACTGCCTTCTAAGGTGATGCCCAAATACTTACCAAACATCTTGGCATCTTTCTTGTACAAATAGTAACCGCCACCCGAACTGTTTGCCGCAGCCCATCCGATCAACAAGGATGCGTTGTTGCTCCAAGAGATAGGATTGCCAACATTATTCACCCAAATGATCGCATTGGAGAACTCAATGGCTGGCGATTGCTGATTTTCTGAATCCACATAAGCATCAAAGACAATTGGCTCACCACCAAGGGTTGCTTCAATGCCAATCTTTAATGCCTGCTTGTCACGAATAGGATCACCCATCGGCAACAAAGCAGTTTCCAAAATCATATCTACCGGATTCAAGACATCTTCGTAAAACTGATGCAAGTCTTTTCCGCTAGTGCCATACAGGTTTAAGAATCCATCCTTAAATGCTGGCACAACAAAGTAGCAATCCGTTAATTGATTGGTAAAGAACCACTTACGCTCAAAGAATGCTGCCTGTATCCAACGCTCTGTGCCATCGTCATCAAACTTGAAGTTAAATACGGCGCACAGAATGTTATTGATTAAGCACTGACCACCGCTAATAAACTCATCAAAGTTGACTAGCGGGAAAATTCCATCCAACGGATCGCTGATCTTGGTTGTAGTCGCACCTACCAACGCATAGACTCCGTACTCGTTCATAAACAGCACGGAACGGAAGTAAGGAAAGATAGCATGCTTTAGCTTGGAGCCGACTGAGGCAGATACGTTGGTATTCGTAAACAACGTAGTGCCAAGCGTAGAATCTACCCGCACATCCGAAAAGACGTTGATACTGTCTTCGCCAAATACATACAAAAAGTTGTTGGCAGAAAGAATGCGGGTAATTTCGGTACGCAACGTCGAATCACTTAACGTAATGAAGCCAGCCGTTAAGTTAATAAAATCATTGTAGGTATCGGTTGCCGTGTAATACACGGTACGATCCTGCGCAATCCAAGTGCGGCCTGAGAAAGTGGCAATATCAGATCCACTCTGATTCAGAATCGTGCAAGTCACATTGGCATTGGTGCCTGCGCCAGTAATAGTGACTGTTGGCGCGGTGGTATAACCTGTGCCAGCCTCAGTCACAATCACTTCCGATACCGCATTGGCAACCACCACCACCGTACCCGTTGCCTGTACGCCATTCGCTTCATTGGGTGCGCCAAAGGTAACGGCAGTATTGGATGTCAGATAGCCACTGCCACCATTATTGATGGTAATCGTATTGATGCTGCCAATGGAGAGTAAATTGGTGCCATCCCAAGTCTTGTAACCTTTAACCGGATCAATAATTAGCGCACGTTCATTGCGCCACTGCGTAATCATTACATCGGCATTAGAAAAGGTATTTGCCGGAGCAATGTTTCCTTGAGCGCCTGTCGTAATGTTGACATACTGTGCCGATCCATCGTCTTGGAACGCCAGCACATACTCGTTGTTGCTAATGTTGACAGAGCCTTGAAACGAAACATTCGCAGTAAATGCAACATTCGCAAGCTGCTGATTGCCGGGTGTAATCTTGAGGTTGCCGTAGCCAATGGGCTGGATGTTTTCTAGCCAGCTAAACTCGCCATCACCAATTACCGTGCGGTTGTTTTTGGTGTTAAGACCTTTGAAGTCTTTGACTACGGCGTAATTTTTTTTCTGCTCTGCCGCAGCCATATCAATACCCCGCTGTGTAAGGTGTCGGCAGCCTGCGAGTAAAGGTAGTGTTCAGAGCTTCCATAACGTGCTTGCTGTACTCTTGCTTGAAGATTTCAGCTTCACCGTAGGACTGCTCTTGGTATTTTGCTATGTAAGCGGCGTAGAACGGCACCGCTTCAGTAAAAGGTGTTGGTAATACTTCAACGTCAGCACCGTTAGTCATTGGATCAACCAAGACAACGGTATCAATTTCCATTTGGTACGCCTGATCAGGCTTCGGGCCAATAAAAATCTTTTTAGGCCCATACATGGAAAAGCCTACTGGACGCCCAGTGTAGTTTTGCCAATAGCGCAACTGTGCATTAAAGTCAGTCCAAGGCAGGTAGTACAGCGGAATGCGCGAGTTCCCCCAATAGAGGATCACATTCAGCACATCAACGGTATTGACGCCTTCCGGCAAGTCAGCAAAGTCGATGGTTTCGACGTTGTAGGTTACCGTGTGATTTTGCAAAACGCGATTGCACCCTGAGTCTCGGACTAGGGTGTTACGCCCATCGTTTATGTAATCCGTTAGCTCTGCATCTGTCCAGAAGTTCGCATTAACGTCATGTAATAAACGCCGGGTCTGCGTAATGTAACCAGCAAGCGTATCTGCCATTTTTAACCATCAAGGTTTGCAACTTTCGCCGCACCCTTTGCCTTGGGCATTGGGGCGGCTACTCGTTCCACCACTGGGGCTGACAAGTGGACGGGCTTTACAGACTCTTTCGAAAAAGAAAACAAGGCCAGCTTTTCCATTGCTTCGTTAAACTGGTTACTCATTTTCATCCAACCAAGTCTTACAAGATACGGCTCTTTATTGTCATCGCCATAACCAAAAATATGCTTTGCTGCAATTTCAGGAATCTCAATCTCTTTTCCAGACTCGAAATGGTACACCGTACCATCCAAAGCATCGGAAAAAGGGTCAGAACCATTATTGCGAACAAAGATCGTGGTCATAGCGAGACAATATCTCCATACAGGGCAACATCGCAAGTAACTGCGGCGTTGACCGAACAATTAACATAAAGCACTCGGGCAGTTTGAACGTCAGTGTTTGCAGCAGAAGCTAATGTCAGGTCATCAAACTTAGTCGTGCCAGTTGCAGCACTCAAGGCTTGATCGGCTGCAATGGCAGTGCCTCCACCGCTTGCGGCGGTGAAGACACCCACATTGGCACCACTTGCATTACCACTGAAGTTAGACAGAACTATCCGACGCACAATGTATTTAGTTGCCGCTTGCGCAACCAAAGTCGTGACATCACCAGTAGCAGCTAGGCTTACGCCTGTTTGCTCTGCCAAACGGTAATTGCCAAACGAATCTGGATACGACCGGCCTACTGCATTTGCGTCCATAGCTCCCCCTTATGCGTAGGTTTCGCCAGCAGCTTGACCACCGTTGATGTCCAGCAGTGTCACAGTCGCATTGCCAGAAGAATTCTTGGCATAAATGTTGACACCATCGGAGATCACAACACCACCAGTGTTAGATGCCATAACGGTAGCATTAGAACTGCCGTTATAGGCCAACACGGTGACGTTAGCGGACGGGAACATGACATAGATACCTGCCGGAATGACAGTACCGTTGCCAGAATCCACTGCGGTAACAGTAACGGTCTGGAAGTAAGCGCCCGGAGTGTTGCTACGAGCGCCAGCCAGAATAATTTTATTAGGTGCAAGAGACATGATTTCCTCCTTACAGGCTCAAAGAGTTGTAGCCCGTAATCTTCGTCATGGCTTTCGGCTTGGTGTTTACCAATTCTGCAATCATCAGAACTGCACCAACGTAGCCAATCTGGAAGTTCGGAAGTGTGGACTCGAAGCCAGTGAAGGCGAACGATGCCTGCTCATGAATGTAGAGCGAGAGATAGTTCGTGTTCAGCAGATACAGAGTACCTTCCGGGCAATACGGGTCTGGATAGATTGGCACACCAGCAACCATCAGGGCGCGGAAAGCAGCCTGTGGGCCATTGGCATCACCATCAAAGCCGGAGCCGGGAGTGATCATGTAGTTTTCTTGGCCTACATAATCCTGTGCCAGCAACGTCCAAGTACCGAAGCCGCAAACGCCAAAGGTCGGAACCTCTGCGCCATTTTTCACGGTGCCGGAAATGTATTGCAGTACGTTTTGACGGGTCGGGTTGACCGAGCCAGCAGCGTATTGCTTCGACTTCCACCATGTGTCCGTAGTACGGTTGATGTTACCGTAGGTTGCGGTGCCAGTACCATCATCTACTGCCGCAGGCAGACCGATGAATTGCTGGTTGTTCGTGGTGTTGTTATACAGCGCGGTTGCCATCGAATCCATCATCACGTTGGTCGCGTCGTTCATACGCGCTTCGATCAGAGGAATGATTGCGTAGTCTTGCTGTACGGCACCTTCCATACCGAGGAACGGTACAGGAGAAACCAGCAGCTTCAGGTTAAATTCAGCTTGGTAAGCGCCTTGCTGAACGGAAGGCTGCGCGAACGAACCGGAATAGTCCGACCACTGAGCATTCACGAATTGGGAACCCTGAACTGGAACCGATACAGACGACACACCGCCGGAGGCAGTCTGCGAGTTTGCAATCAGTGCCGCCATCAGGGGCGTTGAGTTGTAGATTTGCACGACCAACTTCGGGATAAATGCCCGACGAGTGACGTAGGTCAACTCGTTGTACTGATTAGTACCCGAAGCCGGAAGAATGCCGCCACCAATAGGCATAATTTACCTCCGAAGTTTAAAAAATAGCCCCTTACAAACCGATTGGCTTTGGATTTTTGCGTAATTCAGCCAAAGCCGCCGCTGCATTTTCACGGGCAGCAGCTACCGGATTCTTCATATAGCCCTTCACATCTAAACGAGACATGACAGGCTGTGGATAACCGGGTGTCGGCACTGCCGATTGCTTCATGTGACGCCAGTAATCAGCGGCGGTTTCATGATTAGCAATGCCTTTGTCGGTCATCAGTTTCTCAATTTCAAGAATGTCATCATCAGACTGAGCGTAACCACTCTCTTTTAGCTTGCTACGGCGGCGATTTAGTTCATCACGCACCTCACGCGCACGCAACTGCTTCTCAAGGTCTGCCACACGCTGTTCGGACGCCGAAACACGCTGGTTTACCACCTCTTCCATCTCCAATTCAGGCACAGGCAGGTCAGGATTGACCTCTTTTGCCAGTCTTAGAAAGGATTTGCGTGTTTTTGGATCTTCCGACAAGCGTTTTGAAAGTGCAGCAAGCTCTTCAATTGCTTCGGTAGAGTAGTTTTCTAGACTCATGATTAGCCCCTTGAGTTAATTAGTAGATTTTCTTGGTGTCGCCCGGCTTGCTCATAGTCATAGAGTTGCGCTTGCCGGTTTTTGAAGCATTCGACAGGCCACCCATTTCTGCAAAACGAGGCGTGTTGTAAATTTGACCATTCATCTGCGAGTTGTCAGTCGGGCGGCGAACGGTCATTGCACCCTTTGGCTTAAAAAGTTCCATGATTGCTCCTTAAATTGGAAGTGGTGGTGCGGTAGTTCCCGCGATAGGCGCTGACATTGCTTCTCTCTGCCCCGGCGTAGCGCCACCCGCTTGTGGTAGAGACTGAATCATTTGGATGATTTCAGAAGGCATCAAGCGACGCGAATCAGACTCGCGCTCACCAAAGCGGCGAGTAATTTCAGCGATCACTTTCTCAATGGTCTTGGACTCTTCTGAGCCCATAGCAAAGGCGGCTAGTGCTTGTTGCATCATGTCTAGCGCCATCATGACATTCAAACGCGCAGCTTCTTCTTCACCGCGCTTTGGTTCAGGCGTACTCAAAGGACTTGCCATCGGCGCAGTCGTTTCTTCCTGCTCAAACGCAGGCGGGGTGGCGGGTTCGCCTCCCATTCCTTGATCAGCCTTCATCAAGTCCATCATGTCCTGTGTTTTCACAGCCATTTGGTACTCCTATGTTGCGCGAACGATAGATATAAATTAACTATCGCGTCAACTAAAAAAAGGGGCAAAATGTTGCCCGTTGCTATTTTACTATCGTCCGGTACTTCTGGTGCCAGTATTTCTACTAGCGCCTTTGAAAGCATTTCGGTTAAAGCTCATCGACGGTGGTTGCCGGGTTGATTGAATATCACGCTGGCTCATGCGGGGTTGATCCCCACTTTTCAGCATCGACTGGGAGTTCATTGCGCCTGATCGTTGATTCATTACACAGCCCTCAGTTGCGGTTGTTCGGGTTGCTCTGGTGTTGCACCCGCCGGAGCGCCGCCTTGCGGTGCGGCAGGGGGCTGCATCATTTGCTGCATAGCTGCGGCAGCTTCCATTGCCTTGACCTCTTCCACCAGTCGATCCTTCATTGGCGGCTCGACCATCTCCAGCAAGCTGGCCTTACCAATAGCGCCAGCATTAAACAGGCTAAAGGCCAAGTCTCTGGCATCTTCCATGAAGATTGGGCTATTGGAATGCGCATCCACTTTGACAACAAAGTCATCCGTAAACTGGGCAGCAATAAATTCGTTGCCATCTTCGTCACGGTAACGCGTATCGTCATAGACCATCATCATCTTCAGATACAGCGTTGCAATTTTCTCAAGACTGTCTTCAATGGTCAATGCACGTTTCTTAGCACGGGAAGAACCTAGTCGAGCAAGTTGGCTGGCATGGCCTTGGCTACGAACGCCAGTTTCGCCACGACCTGACAGCACGCTGGTGATACCAGAGGCTTCGGCAAACATGGCGTCAATCTCACCGAGTTCGCGGAACAAGTCGTTCGGAATGTTTGGCGTAAACTCTTCTACTTTGGCGTTAGGCATATCAGACGCCACCATGCCGTTGGCACGATTAAGCGCAAACATCTTTTCATCCAAGATTCCTTGGAAACCGATAAACGCCTTGGGTGGGTTGACCTGCTTGTCCAGCAATTCGAGTATCTGTCCGGTTCGTTTATTACGCATCTCTTGCAAGAACACAAGACGCTGCGTTTCAGACTGACCATAGTAGTAATCGTATTGAGGCGATGGGCAGATTTGTACAAACGGCTGCTCACCTTGTAAGAATAGGCTCTTGGATGCACGATCATAGATGACGATGTCTGGATCAGCAATGGTGACGCAGACGTAATCATCCACCTTATCGTCGTATATCCAAAGCTCCCGCATTTTGACGGTAGGCTCTGCAATCTGTGGCGTGTACGTCATGTTGCCAGCCAGATTCATTTGCACGTTACCGTAGATTGTCGGATCAATTGCAGAAGTCACTAGGCGCTCAACGCCTTC